AGCCAGATCATGAAGTCCGGCATGGTGCCGGTGCCGGTGAATGCTTCCGGCGGAACAACGACGTATTGGAACGTCGGCGCGAACTGCCGTGTCATCTACACTACCACGGCGTCGAAGGCGATAATTCACGTCAACTCGACCGCCGTGCCGAACCCATACGGCCAGCGCACCTATCCGACTGAGATTTCCTACCGCGTCAATGGCCGCGATTATCGCGGCGGCGTGGCGCAGCTTGGCGAGGACAGCTACGAAATCCTCCTGCCCGGCGACGGCACCAAAACGGTCGAGATATTCGCCTCCATCCAGAACGCGATCATCTTTGGTCAGACTCCGGTCGGCGTGTTTCCGATCGACGTCAGCTTCAACGCGCCGGCCACGGCGGTCGTCCCGTCGACCACCGACGCGCACATGGTCATGTACGGCGACAGCATCACGGTCGGCGGTTATGCGTCGAGCATGGTCAACCGCGGCTATGCCGGCATCGCGAAGCGCGGGCGGTCGGATAAATATCTGCCGTCGACGTCAGTCGCCGCCTTGCCGCGCTATAAGGGCGCCTACAGCGCGGGGACGTTATACGCGCTGAACGACGTCGTACTTTACAATGGCTCCACGTGGCTGAAGAACTCAGCAGCGGCGGCAGGCACGACACCGGCGCTCGGTGCCGATTGGGTGCTGCGCGGCTTTGATGGTCGCGTTACGACCGAAGCCTATGGCTCACGTCGCATTTACGACGATATGGCCTCCGCTGCGCAGGTCACGGCGTTCGTAGCGCATCTGGCCGCGCTTGTTGGGGTCACCGCAGGCTCACGCCTCGTAATGACGGCGGGTTCGAACGACTGGGCATCCGGGTTTGCCAACGCAGCGGCCCTCCAGGCGGCGGTGCTGGACTTCTTGAATAAGCTGGCCGGGTCGCCAGCCGCCGCCATACCGCTGATGATCATCACGCCGCTGCTCACAACGTCGCGTGAGACGGCAGGCCGCAGTGATATGTCGCTGGTCAACATACGCGCGGCGATCGTCGCAGCGGTTGCAGCGAACGCTGCCGGCGCTACGCCGAAGAGCGGCATCACGGTCGTTGACGGCAGCACGCTCATCACCACCGCTGATATGGTGGACGGACTTCATATCAACGACAATGGGCACCAAAAGGTGCGCAACGCGATCGGATAACGAGCAGTGGGCGACACATTATCTCAGCTGGCGGCGCTAAAGGATGATTTCCTCCTTTACGCGCCCGCGTGCCTGAAAATCAAGACCAAGGCCGGCACGCTCGTCCAGTTCAAACCGAACCGGGCGCAGCTGTACGTCCATGAGCGCCTTGAGGAGCAGAAGCGCGAAACTGGTCGGGTTCGTGCGCTTATCCTGAAGGCGCGTCAGCAGGGCTTTTCGACATATATCGCGGGGCGCTACTATCACAAGGCGAGCTTGACCCATGGCACGAGCGTTTTCATCCTTACGCACGAGCAGCCGGCCACGGACAACCTGTTCAACATGGTTGCCCGCTACCATGAGCATACTCCTCTTAAGCCTTCGACCGGCGCTGCCAACGCGAAGGAGCTCCTGTTCAACCGACTTGACTCCGGGTATTCGGTGGCGACCGCTGGACAGAAGGCAGTCGGCCGTTCAAAGACTGTCCAGCTATTTCATGGAAGCGAAGTGGCGTTCTGGCCAAACGCCGGCGAGCATTTTGCCGGCGTTATGCAGGCCATTCCGGACTTGCCCGGCACCGAGGTCGTTCTCGAGTCCACCGCGAATGGCATTTCGGGAGAATTCTATGAACGCTGGCAGCAGGCCGAGGCCGGCGTAGGCGATTACATCGCGATTTTCGTTCCGTGGTTCTGGGCGGAGGAGTATCGTCGCACTGTGCCGGAGGGCTTCTCCCTTCGTACGGAGAAAATGATCGGCGAAGACATCGCCGAGGCCGAATATGCGAAGCTTCATGGCCTTGACCTGGAGCAGATGGTCTGGCGCCGTGCCAAGATCGCCGAGCTCAAGGACCCTGCGCTCTTCATGCAGGAATATCCGGCCACCGCCGAGGAAGCGTTCCAGGCCACCGGCCACGACAGCTTCATTAAGAGCGTTCACGTGCTGCGCGCCCGCAAGAACGTCATCGATGAACCGCTGGGAGCGTTGGTTATCGGCGTTGATCCTTCGCGCTTCGGCGATGACCTGTTCGCCATCGTGTGGCGCCGTGGTCGGAAGGTCCTGAAGAAGGAAACCATCGAGAAAATCGATACTGTGGAAGCGGCGAACAAGCTGAAGCAGATAATTGATATCGACAAGCCTACCAAGATGTTTATTGACGTCGGCGGGCAAGGTGCGGGCGTGTACGATCTGCTCGTCTCCTATGGCGCGATCTATGCGGACTGCGCCGTAGGCGTCAACTTCGGCGGGGAGCCGCAGGAGCCGGTTATTCGGCTTCCTGATGGTGGCGAGACGCCGGGGCCGCGTAACCGTCGTGCTGAAATGTGGATGCGCTCGCGCGACTGGCTAATGGATGAGCTCGGCGTCGATATTCCGGATGAGCCGGTGTTCCAGTCCGACGCCGTGGGGCCGTCGTATAAGTACGATAGTTCGCAGCGGCTGATCCTGGAGAGTAAGGAGTCCATGCGCAAGCGGGGCATTCGCTCACCTGACGTATGGGACGCCGTGGCTCTTACCTTCGCGGAATGGGTGTACGACGCACAGCAGTCGGTCAAGCCCCGCGAAGTTACGACGATGTATCGCGCCGCACGGCGCCAAGCTACGGGGTGGATGGCAGCATGAGCATCAAAAGCAGGATTGAGGTTTTGACCGAGCGCCTTCAGAGCCGCACGGACCGTAACGGTCAGCCGCTCGCCGGCTACAGGCAGAACGTCGCCAGTATCAAGGCTGAGCTTGCTCAGCTTCAGGAACAGCTTGATGGAGATAAATCATAATGGACGGCGACGCTCCCAACGCGGTTCCTATCAACCAGCAGAGCCCGGTCGGCGGCACTGCCCGCTACGTGCCCGACGGTTACGACACGCCCGAGGAATATCTGGAGTTTGCGCGAAAGGAATATGAACAGGACGCCGCCTATGATCGCGAGAACCGCGAGCAGGCGCTCGAAGACCTGAAGTTCGTCGCCGGCCACCAGTGGGACGACGCCGTGCGCGCCGCCCGCGAGAAGGCTGGCCGTCCGGTGCTGACCATCAACGTGCTGCCGCAGTTCATCGGTCAGGTGATCGGCGATCGGCGCCTGAACAAGACTGCCATCAAGGTGCGCCCGCGCAAGGACGCGACGCAGGACATGGCCGATACCCGGTCCGGCATCATCAAGTCGATCGAGAGCTATTCGCGTGCCGAGCGCGTGTATGACTCGGCTTGTGAAGATCAGGTGACGTGCGGCATTTCCAACTTCCGCATCGACCTGGACTATGCTGACAATGATGTGTTCGAGCAGGACATCTTCATTCGTCACATTCCCAACCCGCTCGCTGTGGTGTGGGACCGCATGGCGGTGGACCCCACCGGGCGCGACGCCGGTCATTGCTTTGTGCAGGATAGCATCCCGCGCAACGTCTATGATAGTATGTATCCGAAATACCCATGTCCCGGTGAGATGGGCGACGGCCTGAGTAAGCTGAGCGGCCTTGGATGGTTCGATCAGGACGTGGTCCGTGTGATGGAACACTGGCGCATGATCGACAAGGTTCGCACCCTTGCGCTGATGATGGACGGCACGACGCAGGACGTCACGGATAAAGATCCGGCGGAATACGAGCCGAACCTGTGGCTGGACGCCACTGGTAAGCCGCGCATGCGCAGGGCGCCGCGCACCTATGCGCAGATGCACCTGATCACCGGCTTCGCTATCCTGGAGCCCGCCTATGAGATTGCCCTGACGCGCCTGCCGATCATTCGCGTCGAAGGCCGGGTGGTGCGCGTCGGCGAGAGCCGCGTGCGGTACGGGCTGGTCCGTTTCGCCAAGGACAGCCAGCGGCTGAAGAACTATTGGCGTTCGGTGGCGGCTGAAACGATTGCACTGGCGCCGAAGGCTCAGTGGATCGCCCGCGAGTCGGCCGTGAAGGGGCGCGAACAGGATTTCCGGGAAGGCCACCTGTCGGGTGATCCACTGCTGATTGTCAACGATGCCGCGCAGGAAATGCCGGTGCGCGTTCAGCCGGCCACGGTGCCCGCCGCATTGCTGCAAGAAGCAGTGATGAACCAGCAGGACATCAAGGATACGACCGGCCTTCAGGACGCTTCGCTTGGCGTGCGTTCGAATGAGATATCAGGCCGCGCCATCCAAGCGCGTCAGCGTGAAGGTGACGTTGCAACGGTCATCTATCACGATAACCTGAACAACGCCATCCAGGAAGGCGGCGACGTTGTCAACCAGCTTATCCCGGTGGCGTACGATACGGTACGGACGCTGCGCGTGATCGGACAGGACGAGAAGCACGCTATCGTCAAGGTGAATGACCCGCAGGACCCGGAGTCACCGGATATCACTTCGGGCAAGTACGATATTTCACTCGAGACTGGTCCGTCGTTCACCACGCAGCGTCAGGAAGCCGCCGCCGCCATGTTGCAGGCCATCCAGGTCGCGCCGGAGCTGATGAACATCGCCGGCGATCTTATCGTCAAAGCGCAGGATTGGCCCGGCGCATACGAAATTAGCGAGCGACTCAAGAAGGCGGTGCCACCGCAGATGTTGCCGGATAACGACCCGAGCAATCAACAGCCGCCGTCGCCTGAACAGCAGCAAGCGGCAGAGGCGCAGCAACAGCTTCTTGGACTCAAGCTGCACGACGAGATCGACGCGCTCGAGAAAGGTGCTGCTCTGCGTGATCTGGAAGTCAAGCAGAAGGAAGCTGACATCCGGCTTACCGTGGCGCAAGGCGATGAAGCCGAAGCCAATGCGCAACGAGCTATCAGCGATGCGCATGTCGCGCACGTCGATGCTGAGATGGCGCCGCTCAAGCATACTCAAGAGATGGACCACGCGGAACGCGTCACTTCTGCAAAGGTTCAGCAGATGAAGGCGCCTAAGCCGACACCTGCTCCCAGCAACCGTGACGCCGGACCTCGGCCCGCAGCCGACCGCAACGGCAAACCCGCCGCTGCGCCCCGACCGAAAGGCAAATAACGATGAATATCAAGACCGCCCTGTTGGGCAGCACCGCGTTGATCATGACCGCTGCCGAGCGCAGCAAGGGCCGCTTCATGCGCGCACCTGATGAGCATGGCGGCGCGCCGACCCCAACGCCCACGCCCGAGGCAACTCCCACGCCGACCCCGTCGGCTCCGGAGCTCACGCCCGAGCAGGAACAGCAGGCGCAGGTCGACGCGCTTGACGCAGAGTTTGGGGACCTCACCCCGGCTCCGGAACTTGAGCAGCAGGAGGAGGTTGACCCCAACGCTCCCAAGCCCAAGACTCCCGAGGAGCGAATTGGGGAAATCACGGCCGAGGCCCGAGAAGCTCAGCGACAGGCGGCAGAAGCCCGTCGCGAAGCGGATGAATGGCGCCGTAGGGCCGAGGAAGCCGTCGCTCCCAAGAAGGGCGACGAAGGTGCTGCTACGGATCAGGCTCCTGATCCGGAGAAGTACGATTACGGCGAAGCGGACCCAAAGTTCATCGCCGATACTGCCCGGTTCCACGCGCGACAGGAGTTTGCTCAGCTGCAAAGCCAAGCTGAGGCGAAAGCTACTATCGCGGACATGGAAGCCAAGTGGCAGGGTGCGCTCTCGGCGCCGGAAGTCGTCGAGAAATATCCCGACTTCAAGGAGAAGGTTGTCGACACGGCTGAAGCCGGCAGCTGGGATTGCACGCCGCTGATGGCGGTGGGCATAAAAGCGTCACCTGTTGGGCCTGACGTTGCCTATCATCTGGCAACGAACACGGCTGAAGCCGCACGCATCGCTGCGATCCAGAACCCGATCGAACAAGCGCTTGAGTTCGGCCGGTTGGAAGGGCGTTTTCTGCACGCCCCGAAAGCCGAGGCTTCTCCCGCCAAGACGGTTACGACTGCCCCGACTCCACCTGCCAATCGGGCACGGGGCGCCGGTGGTCAGTTCGCCGTTGCCGCCGACACGGATGACTTCGCGTCGTTCGATAAGATGGCCGACGGGCTGATGAAGAAGTAATCGTTTCTACGTCAACATAACACAAGGATTTTTCAATAATGGCCAATGCGTTTCTCACGCCGAAGGTCTACGCGAACGTCATGCTCAAGCTGTTGAAGAACAACTTGGTCATGGGCCGGCTCGTGACGACCGAATTCAAGAACGAATTCAAGAAGGTCGGCGATACCGTCTACGTCAAGCGCCCGCCCGAGTTCACCATCCGTCAGGGTTCGATCGCGCAGGTCCAGGACGTTCTCGAGGGCGAGATGCCCGTCAAGATCGACCGGTATCGCGGCATCGATATCCAGTACACGTCGCTCGATCTGACGCTGACCGTCACCGATCTGCTCAAGAACAACGTCATGATGGCGCAGGCCGCGCAGATGGCACAGCAGATCGACAGCGACCTGATGTCCATGTGCCTGGAATTCCCGAACTGGGTCGGCACGCCGGGCCAGACGATCGACTCCGCCGCGGACTTCTTCAAGGGGCCGCAGCGCCTCGACGAGATGGCCGTGCCCGGCAGCGATCGTGCCGGCGTTCTCTCGCCGTCGGACTATTGGGCGCTCGCCGCGACGTTCACCGGGCTGTATGCGCAGCGCGATGTCGCCGAGACGGCGCTCGAGCGTGCGAAGATCCCCCTGCTCGGCAATGTGCAGCCGTACATGACGCAGTCGGTGATCAACCTGACGACCGGCACGCGCGCCACGAGCGGCGCCGCGCAGGTCAACGGCGCGGCCCAGAACGTCACCTATGGTTCGATCAACCAGAACGACTATCGTCAGTCGCTGCTCGTCAAGGGCCTCGCGGCCGCTGCGACGATCAAGGCGGGCGAGGTCTTCACGATCGCCGGCGTCTATGCCGTCAATCCGCGGACCAAGGCGGTGCTGCCGTATCTGGCACCGTTCGTCAACCTCGTCGACGCCGTTGCCAGCGGCGGCGGCACGGTAACGCTGACCATCGCCAACCCGATCATCGTGTCGGGCGCATACCAGACGGTCAGTGCGGCGCCTGCCGACAGCGCCAACATCGTGTTCATGGGCGCGGCTTCCACCGCGTATCCGCAGAACGCGCTGTTCCACAAGACGGCGATCGCCCTCGTCTTCGCCAAGCTGGTCGAGCCTTCGACCGGCGAGTACAGCTATGCGAGCGACCCGGAGACGGGTGTGAGCATCCGCTACTGGCGCACGTCGGACGGCACCAACGATACCCATCTGCATCGTTGGGACATGCTGTACGGCGTGAAGAACCTGGACCGCCGCCTCGGCACCCGCCTCAGCGGTACGCCGTAAGGGCTGGACCCCTCGGGGCTGCGCATGGTGCGCAGCCCCCAACCAACGGAGATTTCTACAATGCCCGGTAACAATCCCGCATCGAACTTCCCGACCACGGCGCCGCCGAAGTTCTTCGACAACGGCAGCGGCGCCAAGCTGCTCCAGCCGAACAATCAGGCTCCGCTCATCGCGGCACCGACCGATCTGGCGACCTCGATCGTGGCCATCAACGCCATCATCGCCGCGCTGGTGAACGCCGGCATCGCTTCGGCCACCTGATCAACCCTGTTATGCCCCGGCGCGTTGCCGGGGCATAACTCAACGATGGAGGAAATATGAGCGACGACAACATCGTCAAGTGGCCGAGCTGGCGCTACGGTCCGGACGGCCAGGAAGCCATCTTCCAGAGCGAGGATGAGGTTCCCGAGGGTTGGGAGGACCATCCCAGCAAGATCGGCAAGTCCGCGAAGAGCGTGGACGATGACGACAAGACGGCCGACGGCTACGAGGAGTTCAGCGAAGCCGATCTGATCACCGAGCTCAAGGGTCGCAAGGCCGAGTTCAGCGAGAAGTGGGGCAAGCCCCGCCTGATCGCCGCGCTGCGCAAGCTGGACAAGGAAGCGAAGTAACATGACCATCGTGCTGGACATCATCACGCAAGCCTATCGCGAGAGCAACCTGCTACCGCTCGGCGACGTACCGTCGGCGGATCAGGCAGCTGAAGGCTTGACGCTGCTCAACAGGGTGGTGTCCAGCGCGCTTGGTTATGACATCGGCGATAAACTCGTCGATTGGAATATCGGCCCTGACCAGAACGATCCAAGTTGGGCGGAGAGCCAGTGGACCTACCCCACGGTCGACACACGCCTGAACTGCTCTGCGGTCACAGCGCAGACCATACGCCTGCCCGCCAACCCCTACGACGGCGCTCGCATATCGATCGTATCGGTGGGGCAGTCGTTTGCCACTTATCCCGTCACACTAGATGGCAACGGGCGCCTTATCGAGAGCGCCGCCACGAAGGTGATTAACACGGACGGCTTCACGCGCGTCTGGCTGTTTCGCGCCGACCTTGCCAGTTGGGTAGCTGTCGCGCCGTTCACGCAGGCGGACGAGTTTCCCTTCCCGCCAGAATTCGATGACGCGTTCCAGCTTCGGCTCGCCATGCGTATCAACCCCCGGTTTGGCCGCGCCATGGCGGCTGAGTCAGCCAGCGCGCTGTCGATGGCTATGAGCCAGCTGAGCGCGCGGTACACCCCGAAGCGCACGGTGCCTGTGGATGCCGGCTTGCTGAGCCTTACGAACTATCGGAGGTTCCTATGAGTCAGCTGCCGCTCGGCATAGGTTCATACTGGCGTGAAGTCGGCAAACTGCCGCAGTTCCGCTTGCGCAATATGTTCGTGGAGAAAGACCCCACGAATACGATCGACGGACTTGTGCGGCTTCAGCGCCCGAAGACCGTGCCGTTCGTAACGCTGGCCGCTGCGCCAGTGCTGAAAGTGTGGCAGCAAGCCGGCGCGCTGAATGGTGATTTCCTCGTTGCATGCAACGAGCGCCTATGGCGCGTGACCACTACTGGCGTGGCTACAGACCTCGGCGACATCGGCCCCGGTACGCCAAGCATCGCGGCGCGCCAAGAGGATACGCTCATCTGCTGTGACGGCCTGCTTTATCTGTTGCTGGCCGACAACACCATGACGCCAATTGAGCTACCGGAAGATGTCGCGGCGTTCGACTGTGTAGCCACGATCGATGATTATTACATCATGAGCGTGGCCGACAGCCGTCGCTTCTACTGGATACAGCCCGCCGAGGTTACGATTGATCCACTTGACTTCGCAGAAGCTGAGCGGCGTTCCGATAATATCAAGGCTGTGGTAATCCTGGCCGATGAAATATGGTTCCTCAAGGAAACCAACGAAGAGGTCTGGCAGTCCACTGGCGACTCCACGGCACCGTTCCAGCGCTTTGCTGCACGCGCCACCACGTTCGGCTGTGCGTCGCGCGATAGCGTGGTGAGCCTCTACGATACGATTATGTGGGTCACCAAGAATAACGAAGTGGCCGTGGCGCAGGGCATGCCGAAGCTCGTGAGCAATGCCGGCGTCGCCGAGCATATTCGTCTAGGACATGCCAATATCAAAGCGTGGGGCTACGCGCTCGACCAGCATCGGTTCTATGTTCTCACGACAGATACCGCCACGCTCGTTTTCGATCTTCTTGGCGAGAGTGATCAGTGGTCGGAATGGAGTTCGTACAATCAGCCCAACTGGCTCGCCTATTGCGGTGCGCAGGATGGCGCTATGATCGTAGCCGGCAGTTCGGCAACGGGCGACCTGTGGACACTGGCGCCCGAAGACGTGCCACTGGACGCCGGTGACGCCCGCGTTATCCACGAGATAACTGGCGGCTTGGAAATATCCGGCGTGGGCGTTTCGTGCGATAGCGTCAGTGCCCGCGTAGCCGTGGGCGAAATGTATAGTTACGAAGACACCGACAATCTGCTTGAGCTAAGTTGGTCAGACGACGAAGGTCGTACTTGGAGCAACTACAGGTCGACGTCGCTTGGTGAGAAGGGTCATTACGCGAAGGACATCGTGTTCCGCTCGCTTGGCTTCATGCAGCGCCCCGGGCGCCTGTTCAAGTTTCGCACAAGCGCCGCCGCTGTGGTGCGCTTCACGCACGCCCATGTGAACGAAGCATGACGACCCCTACGCCAACTCCGACGCTGAAGCTGGCGCGTCTGCCGGCTGGCGTAGCCATCGTCGACAAGAACGGCTTGCCGACGCCGTACTTCAAACGGCTGTGGGATCAGCAATGCACGAGCATTGAAACTGTCGTCAACGCGCAGGGCGGTCTGATCGATGCCATCACCGCAGCGAACGCCGCTGCTGACGCGGCCAATACCGCCGCCGCCGCCGCGAACGATACCGCGCAGCAAGTCGGCGCAGACGCAGCGCTGACGAACAGCTACATATCGCCGGACAGCGTTCTGACCTGCTCGACCACGACAATCACCATCGCCGCCCATACCCGCCACTATGCAGACGGATCAAGCGTAGCAGTGAACGGTGGATCAGTAGCATGTTCCACAGCTACTGATATCGACTATGTCTATTATAATGACTCGTCGATGGCGGGCGGCGCCGTGGCTTATCTGATGAGTGTCGGCACGCAGCCCGCACAGGTAGGCGGCGTCCACGTCGTCGGCGCGGTGACTGTACCTGCCGTCGGTACGACACCGGGCGGCAAAGGTCCGCTGTTGCCGGGGTATGTCGAAGCATGATCGTATTCCGCACAGCCAGTCCAACACTCCTGGACCTGATGGCCAACCATCCTACCGTGCGCCCCACCTTGCAGAGCGGCACGTACCGGCTTGAGAGCGCTGAGCTTCTCGCTGACCCTAGAAATGTGTGTTTGGCATGCGAAGGCGGCGCGGCGCTGTTTCTATGGGTAGCTCAGGGTGTCTATAACGGCCATATTTTGCTGCTCGAGGGGCACAGGGGAGCGTTGGGACTGGCTTTTGGCCGCAAGGCCCTTGGCGCTCTTAAAGCGATCGTAGGGGCCTGCATCATACGCGCCGCCACGCCGCGCGTATTGCCCGCCGTGGGTCAGTATGCTACACGACTCGGGTTCGTCTCAAAAGGGGTGAGCTTGGACGGTCAAGAGAAACTGTTTGAACTGGAGCTTTGAGATGAACATTTTCGACGCCTTTCGCATGATGCACGCCGCTCCTCCTGGAGGTCAACCGCAGGGTGGTCCCGCCACTGCGCCGGCAGGTCTGCTCGACGGCAGCGGTGCGCCGCCAGTCACGCAGGGCATGCCGGCGCCTCCTGCGATGCAGGCGCCGACGAACAATGCGCTGGCCAGCACGCCGAACGCCTTCCAGCAGATTATGAACCTCATCCACCCGGCAGGTGACGGCACTCCGCCGGCTATACCGCAGAAGCAGGGCGGCGGCGGAGGCTGCAACGCTTCTGCATTTCAGCAGATCATGTCCTTGATCGCAGCATAAGGGAGACACAGCATGGGCGGCGTATTACATGCGGTCTTCGGGGGCGGCGGAAGCAGTCAGCAGTCGACTTCGCAACAGACGGCAACTTCGCAGTCGGGCAATCAGGCTTATCCATGGGCGATGAATGCGCTCGCTCCGTCGGTATCGGCAGGGCAGGGTGCGACGTCGCTTATATCAGCGCTCTTGGGCGCTGGAGGCGACACAGGCGCGGCCGATGCGGCGTTCAAGAACTACCTCGGGTCGTCCGGATACAACTTCATGATGGATCAGGGCACACGCGCCTTGACCGGTAACGCCGCGACGAAGGGTCTGCTTCACAGCGGCGGAACGCTGAAGGCCGTCAGCGACTTTGGTCAGAAGACCGGAACGCAGTATTTCAACAATTATCTGACGAACCTCGGCGCACTCGCTGGACTCGGCCAGAACGCTGCGAACTCCATTATCGGTGCTGGCCAGTACGGCACGTCCAGTTCCACCGGTACGTCACAGTCGACGGGTAAGTCGGATCAGCAAAGCGGCATCATCCCCGTTCTATTCGGAAAGTGATCCAATGAGCGCAGCAGACAACATTGTCAGCTTCATCCGGGGCTTCAGCCAGCGTCATCAGCAGGCGCAGGTTCGTGGCCAGCTGAAGAACTATCTAACGAACCCCGACGCCGCCATCGCCGGCATCAATCAGATCGATCCGGCGACGGCCATCCAGCTGAACACACAGCATGTTGCTGAGCAAGATGCTCAGACGACGCGGGCAAGCGCGACCCAAGCGGCCAACCTTGAGAAGTTCGGTCACTTCACCGCAGCCTTGCGCGGTGCGCGCGACGACGGCATGGAGGTCGGCGCTGCGCTCGAGCAACTGGCGCCCTATGCCACTGGCGAACTTGGAGCGACGCCTGAAGACCTCGCGCGCTGGAAAGGCATGATAACCGCGAACCCAAGGGTCATCGATGCTGTGGATAGCGCAGCGCAGGCCGCACGTTCCAAGGTTGCTGGCGAGGTTCGCGTTTTGTCGCCCGGCTCGGAACTTACGGTCGGCCGTGACGTCGTGCAACGCAACCCGCTGGCGCCCAAGCCGGTGACGGTGCGCAACGGCGACTCCACCACGTCCGTCGGTGTCGTCAATCCGGAGAACTATGTGGCTGGCGGGCCAGCCGCCGCGCCTTCCGGAACGACTGTCGTGCCGAACGTGGGCGCCGGCCCGCTCACTGTTGATACGCTGGCGCCGCATTTCGTGGCGCAGGAGTCCGGCGGTAGGTACGACGCTGTGAATTCCTCGACTGGCGCCATGGGCAAGTATCAGGTGATGCCGACCACCGCGCGCGGCCTCGCCGGCAAGCTCGGCATGCCGTATCGTCAGGACATGATGACGGGTACGGATCAGGCATCGCGCAACTATCAGGACGCCATCGGCAAGGCGGCTATCCAAGATGCCATTGATCATTCGAACGGCGACCCGCGCACGGCGTTCATGTATTACTATGGCGGGCCGGATCGCAGCAAGTGGGGGCCGAAGACCCGCACATATGCCGATCAGATGATGGCACGTCTCGGCGGGGACGCGCCAGTAGCGGCACAAGCTGCTCCGCCGCCACAAGCCGGCGGAGCGCCGGGGGCCGTGATCAGTGGCACGCCCCGCGCTGGCGTGCGACCTGCGACGCCTGAAGAAATACAGACTGCCGGTTATCCTGAAGGTACGGCGGCGCAGATCGGTCCGGATGGCAAGTTCCTGAACCTGAAGCTGCCGGCGCGTGGTCCGGGCGGTAAGCCGCTGCCCGATCCCCTGAAGCAATATACCGATGCGAAAGCCGCCATCCGTGAACTGCGCGACAATTTGCTCAAGCTGCGTAACGACCCCGGTCTGGGTAACGCGACCGGTCTGATCGGCGCGGCCACGCGCCACATTCCAGGCAC